GTTGAGCACCGTCCAGTGCTCAGGGTTCTCCTCGGACTCCTGCTCCAGCAGCCAGGCAGTCATGTCGTGATGATCCCAGCGGGTCTGCACCACCACCTGCGCCGCCGGCAGCAGCGCCCCCTCTGCCGTCAGGCCCGGTTCGGCGCGAGTGAACCAGACGCTCTTGAGCCAGTCGATCAGCCGCTCCCGCTGCAGGGCCGACTTGGCATCCTCAGGCCCCTTGTAGGGGTCATCGATGATCCCCAGGTTGTAGCCCTTACCGGTGAACGGGCCCCGGACTCCCGCGGCGATGCAGCCGCCGCGCTGGGGCGTCAGCCAGTTGCCCACCGCCGCGGAGTCCTTGGAGAGGGCATGACCTGTGATCCGGTAGTAGTGGCGCGCTTCCCGGCTGTGGGCATAGGCCAGCTCGCCGGAGTAGCTGGCGATGGCGCAGAACAGTTCCGGGTGCCGGCTCACCCAGTAGGCGGGGAACAGCCGTGACACCAGCACGGATTTACCTGCCCGGGGCGGACAGCAGACAATCAGGCGCGTCAGCTGGCCGTCGGCCACCTGCTGAAGCAGATCGATGAGCACCTCCGAGAAACGCGAGCGCTGGAAGCTCGGAAAGGCTCGGCCGATGAAGGTGTCGAACGACAGCTCCGCCGCGGTCGTTGTCGCCCGGTCGGGATCAGAAACGCCCAGCAGGCCCCAGTCGGCCCACAGGTCGGTGGCCGGGTCGAGCAGCAGACCGCCATCGCTGGATGCTGGGGCGGTGGGCTGCTGCGGGCACCGATCAAGCCCCCTGAGGCGAAGAGCTGATGGGCCGGATTGCCTCGACGGTCACGCCCACAGCCAGCGCCCCGAGTGATGGCGGACTGCTGCTGGACCCCGTCACCGACCGCTGGGCCGACTGGGGCCTGCTGGGCGTTCCCGATCCCGACCGAGCGTCAACTACCGCGGCTGAGCTGTCGTTCGATGGTTTCATCGGACGGGCCTTTCCGAGCTTCCAGCGCTCGCGCTTCTCGGCGGTGCTGATCGACCTGCTCCAGCAGGTCTCAGACGGCGAGCTGACCCGGCTGATCGTCTGCTGTCCACCCCGGGCAGGTAAATCCGTGCTGGTGTCCCGGCTATTCCCCGCCTACTGGGTGAGCCGCCACCCGGAGCTTTTCTGCGCCATTGCCTCCTACTCCGGTGAGCTGGCCTATGCCCACTCCCGCGAGGCGCGGCACTACTACCGCCTCACGGGTCAAGCCCTCTCCAAGGACTCGGCCGCCGTGGGCAACTGGCTGACGCCCCAGCGGGGCGGCTGCATTGCCGCCGGTGTGAGGGGTCCCTTCACGGGCAAGGGCTACAACCTCGGCATCATCGATGACCCCTACAAGGGCCCGGAAGACGCCAAGTCAGCCCTGCAACGGGAGCGGCTGATCGACTGGCTCAAGAGCGTCTGGTTCACCAGGGCCGAACCCGGGCTGACTTCAGAAGGAGCGTTGCTCCCGGCGGCGCAGGTGGTGGTGCAGACCCGCTGGGACCACCACGACATGACCGCCTGGCTGCTCGAGCAGGAGACGGAAGAAAACCCCGAGCACTGGACTGTGCTCAACCTGCCGGCGATCGCTGAGCCTGAAGCGATTTCAATGCAGATTCCGCATACATGCACGAAAGTCCCGGATTGGCGCCAACCGGGCGAACCCCTCTGCCCCGAGCGGGTACCGCTGGCGGTGCTGCAGCGCATCCGCACCCGCCTGGGTTCCTACTGGTGGAACGCCCTCTATCAGCAGCGGCCCAGCCCGGCCGAGGGTCTGCTGTTCCGCAAGGGCTGGATCCAGCCGCCGTTGCCGGTCGCCCCCGGTCAGCCCCGTCGCTACGTGCCGCTGGTGCTGAGCTGCGATCTGAGCTTCAAGGACGGCAAAGAGAACGACGCCTGCGGCTTTGCGTTGTTGGGCCTGCTGGAACCCCAGCGCCATCCGGCAGCTGAGGCGCGGAGGCAGGGTCTGGCGTTGGCCGCCAACGCTGGAGCGGCCCAAGGAGTCTCCAGGGGTGTGAATGCCACTCACCCCCTTGCTGGCGGTCCGGACCCGTGGGCCGAACTGCACATCGAAACGCTCTGGGCCCACCGGCAGCGGCTCGATCTGCCGGGGGTGATCAAGTTCCTGCTGGCCTCAATGGCCTCGCTGGAACGGCAGGGCCTGCGCCCAAACGCGGTGCTGATCGAAGACGCGGCCAACGGTCCGGCTGTCTGCCAGCTGTTGAGGCGTCAAGTGCCGGGACTGATCGCGATCCCGCCCAAGGGCAGCAAGGCCTCCCGTGCCCATGCCGTAGCCCCGCTGGTGGAGGCGGGCCAGGTGCGCTTTGCCCGCAAGGCCGACTCCTTGGTGGAGGAGCTGCTGGCCTTCTCGCCCCGGGGCGGCGTGGACGACCAGGTGGATGCCTTCTGCCAGGGGGTGCTCTGGATCGAGGCCCAGTTCTGGCGAGGTCGGGGCTACGGCAGCACGCCGTTGCCGATGGTGTTCAGCCGGTAAGCCATGACGGACGCGATTGCCCGGCCTCTGCGAACGCCCGCCTGCCGCGCTGCGGCAATGGGCCAGCTGGATCTGCCATTGCGGCCGCCGGTGGTGGCGACGTGTCTGCCGCGGCCACGTCGTGCTCAGCGCGGCGCGATTGCTCCTCGACAGCAAGCACGACTCCACCGGCCGGGGGATGCCGTTCAGCTGGTGATCGCCTTCCCGGCCAAGCCGCGGCGCCATCGGCCGGTGAACCCCCACGCCGCCGCCAATGCCCTGGCCCTGCAGCACCGCGACCTCGCCGCCACCGTGGCAGGAAACATCTCCCGCCGCACCGGCCACCCGAAGGAAGATCTGGAGCAGATCGCCATGCTCGGCATCATTCAGGCAGCTCGCCGCTTCTCACCAGAGCGGGGATCCTTTCGGCCCTATGCCCGCACCTATGCAAACGGGGAGGTGTATCACTACCTGCGCGACAAGGGCTTCCTGATCAAGGTGCCGGCCTCCTGGCGGGAGCTGTATGCCAGGGGCCAGAAGCTACTCCGGTTGGGTACGTCAGCAGATGAGGTTCCTGAACGAATGGGCCTCAGCGTGGAGCGGTGGGGGGAGATCGTGGAGGCTTGTAGTCAGCGAGTGGTAGTCATGGAGGTCACTGGGCAAGATGAAGCCGTCCCTTGGCAACCGTCGAGCAGAGCTGAAATACATCAACACAAGTAGCGAGATAGTATCTGCTCACTAGGTATATCACCATCTTCTTGACTCGCATGGTCACTCGGCATAAGCAGCCTTCTCTTCAGCCGTAAGTGCTAACTTGGTGGTAAAATCTGCAACGCAATAGCTTTCGGCGATAAAAACGCCCGGCTCTTCTAATACTACAGCAAATACTTGGATGGGATCATTAAATAACTGAATCTTGACCACTTCGTCAAGGCTGCCGTCCATGCGGATTAAGCGGCCACCGAGCCTTAGGTCAATTGCTCGGACAAAGCCTGCGTCTGTTAGCAAATATTGGCTTTCGGATGTGCGCAAAATCTGATTGATAAATACAAATCGCTTTGCCAAGGTGGATCCATTTCTCTTGACAGTTGCCGTACGGAGAATGCATTCTGGCCCATTACAAGACATGGCATTATCGCCAGGAACGACATTCTCAACATTCTTCATGCTGTTGTCAGCCATTCTAATCTTGGTGCCAGCAGCAAGACAGCCCTTGGATATGTTGGGCATTAACTGCCCCAATAGAGGCTTCCCGGTGATGCTGAGTAGCTGGTCTTTGGCCACAATGTCCCGAATAGCATCTAAGTCTTTTAAAGCTCGTTGATCCCTCATGATGCTCCTCTGATGTTCCCACTCTCTTTCCTGTCTAATACCCTGAAGGTAAAAGTTAAGAACACTAGTAATAAGACTGCTGATTAGTCCAATCACTCCACCCGTCAATACGAGGATAATCTTCTCGCCTGCGCTATCAAATTCAAAAAGCATAGTGGAGCCCTCTGAGTGCGAATGGTCTTGTATATTATGGAAGAGGCCGGCTAGTCTGGGGATTGACACGCCTGAGCAATGGTGATTTTCGTGAAGTTTTGGCCATGAACTAGTCCCTTGGCAGAGTTGCTCATGGATAGCAATGCTTGGCTTGGACAGGGCTTACTTACTCAGTATTTTGCGCAATCCAGGCGCCCCTGAAAGTCTCATTGGCAACAGCTGGCATCCCCTCCCGGCACACGTACTCTCTGTCGCCATGCCGAAAGCTGCTGCAATTCACACCCCCTGGGCCACACAACCCACTCTTACCGCCCTGCAGCCCTCCCTGCAGATCACCGCGGACTGCTGGGCCCTGCTCGCCGCCCCAGATTGCAGCAGCCTCAAAGAACACTACCTCCCCAAGGGTGAGCGGGAACCGGAGACGGCTTACCGCAAGCGCCTCGATGCTGCCCTTCCATCGGGCTTCTTCCGCGACGCCCTGCGCACCTACGCCGGCATGCTCAGCCGAGGGAGCTGGATCAGTCTCCCGGCCAGCCTGAGCTCGGTGCTCACCGATGTGGATGGCCGGGGCACGGACCTGGGTGTGTTCCTGGCCGCTGCTGACCTGTTGGTCCTTCGTGATGGCGCCGCCCTGGTGCTGGTGCACCCTCCCGAGCACAGCTGGCCCAGCGAGGGGGACCGCCAGGAGGCCCTGCACCGCGGTGATCGCTTGTCCCTGCCTCGGCTGCAGCTGGTGCCGCGGGCCAACTGCCTGAACTGGGAGCTGCCGGTTTCCTATGGCCTGCCGGGCCGGATCATCTGGCGCGAACCGGTGAACCGGTCCAGCAGCGCCGAGCCCCTCGGCAGCGAAGGGGCTGTGACCGAGCAGATCAATGCCTTGCTGGGCGATGCCGACGCCCCCGACCGCTGGCACCACCGCAGCCTGCAACTGCTCACCACCGGCGACACCACCAAGGGCGGGACCGTGACCGGCCTGCAGCTGGCCCACCACCCGATCTGCGCCGATCCGCAGGCCTCCAGCGGCTGGCGCTGCGAGGAGCCGGTGGTCACCACGTTTGATGGCATCAACCGGCTGCCGGCCTGCTGGTACACCTCCGATGGCTCGGCCTTCGGGGAGGGGGATCTGCCGCACCTCGGTCTGGCCCATCAGTACCTCAACCATTTCCGCTGCAAGAGCGAATACGAGGAGCTGCTGAGCCGTACGGCCCTGCCGGTGGGGGTGCGCAAGGGGATGGTCGATGCCATGGGCAACAGCCAGGCCGGCCCTGTGGTGCTCGGCCCCAACACCTGCATGGACCTGCCTTCCGATGCGTCCTTCGAGTTTGTGGAGATCCGGGCCCGCTCGCTCGCCGAGCACCGTGCCTGGCTGCAGATCCTTGATGACACCATGCGCCGTGACGCCCTGATCCCGTCGCAGAACCGCGGCGCTGCCCGCACCGAGATGGAGATCAGCCTCACCGCCTCTCAGAGCTATGCCCTGCTGCAGGCGATGGCGATCCAGAAGGCGTCGCTGTTCTCCACGCTGCTGCAGCACTGGTGCGCACTCACCGGCGAGCCGCTCGATCCGGGAGCTGGCCTGCAGGTGACGGTGAGCCCACTTACCCCGCCGATCCAGCCGCAGCCCCAGGTGAAGGAATGGATCGAGCTCTTCGATAAGGGGGTGATCAGCCGGGAGGAGCTGCGCCACCAGCTGGCCCTGGCCACGGCCAATGCGATCAGCAGCCCGACCCTGGATGACAGCCCGGCCACCAGGGCCGGGGAGAGGCGCCAGGCCCCGGAACCCAGGGCTGCTGGGACCTCAGCGCCGGTGCTCCTGAGGCAAGAGGAGTCAGCCGCACCTGCAGCCGCATGAGCCAGACCCCCACCGACTCGCCCTACCGCTGGCGGGCTGCTGACCTGGAGGGGATTCGCGTCGCCCTCTCGATCCCGGCCCAGATGGCCGCGATTCGCGCCATCAACGACGCCATGGCGGATCTCGAGCAGCTCTACCCCGATGCCATCCCCACCGCCAGGCGCGAGCTCGATGCCATTGCCGCCATCGACACCGAGCTGGCGGGGCTGGGGCCCGAGCAGCTGCAGGCACCGATCGAGACCCGTCGCAAGGCCGTGGCCGCCGATGCCCTCCCTGAGGACGGCACCCTGCCGGTCAAGAAGGCGGATGTGATCGAGTACGACACCGAGCTGCTGCGGGAGGAGGTCACCACGCGCTACGGCGAGGGGCTTTCGATTGAGGCCGCTCTCCGCCGCCAGCGGGGCAGCCATGCCCAGGCTCTGCTGCTGATGCTCCCCACCCTGGCGAACTGGAGCCGCGACCCGCAGCTGAGCGGCAACGGCAGTGGGTTCACGGCGGCGCTGGAGCGGGGCTGAACCGTGACCCCGAGCCCAGTGCTGCCGCCTTCTGCGCTGCAGCCCTACGCCAATGCCCGCATCCTGCTGTACTCGAACGCCATCCCCGGCGTGCTCGATTCCGAGCGCACCGGACGCTTCCTCTTTGAGGGCTTTCTCAAGCGCCTGCGGGGCATCTCCAGCAAGGAGAACGCCCCCGGACTCGACACGGGGGACTTCACCTACGAGGGCTACCTCACCCGCGGGGCGGTGCTGCCGCTGACACCATCTCAACCCTGGGACTGGCTGGCGGCGGCCATCAGCTGGAGCACCAGCGGCATCCGACCCGTCTCCGCCACGACCCCGGCGCTGCTCACTCCCTGCTTTGGTGCCGTCTGGCTGGGCCCGCTCACGGAGCTGCGCACCCCCGGCCTGCTTCCCTCCCCCAGCCGCGGCCAGCTGGGGGCCTTCTCGGTGACCGAGTTCGGTGGTCTTTACGGCGCCGGTGGTATCGGCTCCTTGACCCAGCCGCTGCTCGGCGAGCGGATCCAGGCCGCCCTCAAGCCCAACCGGGTGGTGGTGGTCGGCACCGGCGACAGCCTCAACGTGCTGGCCGAGCGTCACGGCACCACCGTGACCA